CGTCATGGTGCATGGACGGATAAGAAGGAAATATCCGGTAACATGAATATTGATATTGGAATGGGGGACTACGATGAAGATAATTAGCGTACTGTCAGCAGTGCCAGTGATGTTAATTGCTGGGTTGCTGATGAAACCGGGATTAGTTACTAAGGGAGTATTTATTACAGCTATCATCGTTGAGTTCTTCATGGCATTTATGGCAAGTGATTATTATGCCGACAATTAATTTGAATTTTCCGAAACCGTACAATGTATTTAATAAGCAAATTTATGACAATTTGTTTGATTATTCTCACTTCATTGAAGTCTGGTACGGCGGCGCGAGTTCGGGTAAGTCACATGGAGTCGTTCAAAAAGTTGTACTTAAGGCTTTAAAACATTGGAATCATCCCCGTAAGGTGCTGTGGTTACGAAAGGTTGACCGGACAATTAAGGATTCAATCTTTACTGATGTGATTGATTGTTTATCGACTTGGCAACTACTACCGTTATGCAAAGTTAATAATTCAGACCGTACGATTCATTTACCGAACGGTGCGGTTTTCTTGTTTAAAGGGATGGACGACCCGGAAAAAATTAAGTCAATCAAAGGGTTATCTGACGTGGTTATGGAAGAAGCATCTGAATTTAACCAGGATGATTTTACCCAGCTTACTCTTCGTCTCCGTGAACCAAAGCATAAGCAACGGCAATTGTTCTGTATGTTTAATCCAGTTTCAAAACTTAATTGGACGTATAAACAGTGGTTCGCTCCTGAAGCTGAAGTTAATCCTGAACGGGTAGCAATTCATCAATCGACTTACAAGGATAATCATTTTCTTGATGTGGATAATATCCGAACGATTGAGAACTTGAAACAAACTAACCCGGCGTACTACAAAATTTACACATTAGGTGAATTTGCAACGTTAGATAAACTAGTCTTTCCTAACTTTGAGAAGCGACGGTTAAACATGCGTACTCTCTCAAATCTCCCTAGTTACTTCGGATTGGACTTCGGGTATACAAATGATGAAACAGCCTTTATGCACGTTAAAGTTGACGAGAATACTCGTAAAATTTACGTGATGGAAGAGTACGCTAAGCACGGCATGTTAAATGATGATATTGCCCGGATAATTAAACAGATGGGTTACTCAAAAGAAATTATCACGGCAGATGCAGCGGAGCCAAAATCGATTGCAGAAATCAAACGTGATGGTATCAGTCGAATCCGGCCGGCTAAAAAAGGTAAGGATAGTATTATTCAAGGAATTTCATTCATGCAGCAATATCATTTAGTTGTTGATGACCGCTGTGTGAAGACAATTGAAGAATTAGAAAACTACACTTACAAAAAGGATAAGCAGACTAACGAATACACCAATGAGCCGGTTGATTCATACAACCATGAAATTGATGCGATTCGTTATGCACTAACTGAAATTAATGGAATGGCTAGCCCAAAGGCAACCGTTCTAAAGAATATATATATTTAAGGGGTGATTGAATGGCTGAAACAATTAAAGGTAAGATTGTTGATAATAACGTTTTTATTTATCCACGTGATGAGGAATTAACTATTTCAGACTTGTTACGTTTCATTGGTAAAAACAATGAACTAGCTAAGGAATATCAACACAATCTTGATATGTACGAAGGCAATCACGATATTCTACATAACGTTAAACGAGTGTTTGGTCCAGATAATCGATTGGTTGCAAACTTACCGCATTACATTGTGGACACATACAACGGATTCTTTACGGGTATTCCACCGAAAATTACGCTAGAAGATAAAGCTTCTAATGTGATGTTGCAACAGTGGAATGATGAGAACTCATTTCAAGATAAATTATCAGAAATCAGCAAGCAAGCGGATATTTATGGCCGTTCGCTTGCTTTTGTTTATCAAGATGAGGACAGCAATACTAGAATTGCTTTCTCATCCCCTGATACTTCCTTCATGGTCTACGATGATACAGTGGCACGGCAACCGTTAGCTTTTGTTCGCTACTGGAAAGACAATGACAAACAACAAGTCGGAATGGTTTATTATGCTGATAAGATTATTCCATTTATTAATAGTAAATTCACTGAAGAAAAGCCTAATTTATATGGTTTAGTTCCTGCCGTTGAATTTTACGGTAATGAGGAACGACAGGGCGTATTTGATAATGTTAAGACTTTAATTGATGAACTTGACCGTGTTCTTAGTCAGAAAGCAAACCAAGTGGAATACTTTGATAATGCTTATCTTAAAGTGCTCGGAGTTAACCTTGACCAAGACGGTGACGGAAAACCGGACGCTGATTTAATTGGTAATCAAATGATTTATAGTCCTGATGCAGACGCTGCTAATGCCGATGTTGAGTTTATTAGCAAGCCCGATGGTGACAATATGCAAGAACATATTATTGACCGGCTGGTTTCAATGATTTATCAAATTTCGATGGTTGCTAACCTGAATGACGAAGCCTTCGCTGGTAATTCATCTGGCGTGGCGTTGCAGTATAAGCTTCTTCCTATGCGCAACATGGCAGCTAACAAAGAACGGAAGTTTACTCAAGCATTGCGGAAGCTATATCGAATTGTGTTTAGTGCTGGAGCTGTCCTTCCAGATTCACAAAAAGACGCTTGGCGTGACCTCGACTTTGATTTCAAGCGCAACTTACCTGAAGACTTGTCAAACGACGCTTCAATTGCACAACAGCTTCAAGGCTTAGTGTCACACGAAACCTTGTTGAAGATTCTGCCGTTTGTCGATGACCCGAAGGCTGAATTAAAGCGAATTAAAGACGAAAAAATCGATAATATGCAAGATGCGATGAAATACGGACCTTCTGCACTGGATATGAATAAACCTGGTGATACCGATGACGAAGAAACAACAGACGAGTAGTTATTGGGATAAAAGAGCCAAGCAAGAACGAAGGTGGCAAGAGAAAAACATCGCTTCCGATGCTGCTTTTGCTCGACTAATTGAGCGCTACTACAACCAAGTCATTATTGAAATCAACAAAGATATTGATCATCAATATCAAGGCTTAGCAAAATCAGTTGGTGGATTAAAGAATGCCTATTCAGATGTTAGTGCGTTGGATATTGCTGACTATGAGAACGAGGCTCGTCAGTTAGTCCTTCAAGGGGCACAATTACGGGCACAAGGCAAGCACGTTACTTTTGCTTCATTCAGTGATGACGTTAACCGGCGCATGAAAATTTACAATGCGACGATGAGGATTAATCGGCTTGAATATCTTAAAAGTCAAGTTGGTTTACATTTGACTGAAGCTAACATGCACATTGCTAGTAACCTTCAAGACAAGTTATCTGATAGCTACATTAAAGAAGTTAAGCGACAATCAGGAATACTTGGTAAAACACTTCAGTACAATACCGCACTAATTGATAACAATAACATCGCTAAAATTGTTATGGCTTCTACTGAAGGTGCTAACTGGAGTCAACGGCTGTGGTTAAATCAGGATGCCTTAAAAGCTCAACTAGATTCAGTATTAGCAACTAGTATCGTAACTGGACAAAGCAATCAAGCAATTGCTAAACGACTTCGTGACCAGGTTAAATCAACGGTTAAAAATCATTCTTACGTTACTGAGCGATTGGCAAGAACAGAAGCGGCCCGCGTTCAGTATCAAGCACAGATTGACAGCATTAAGGCTGCCGATTACAAGTACGTGAAGTGGTACGCAGAACCGGGTGCTTGTCGAATGTGCCAAGAGATTAACGATAATGATGAGTATGATCTTGGCTATGGTGTATTCCCGGTTGATGAAGCACCACAAATTCCAATTCATCCTAATTGTCGCTGCAGTATATCGGCATATTGGATTGACAACAAAGATAAGCATTCAGATTAATTCTGAGTGCTTTTTATTTTGGAGGTAAAACTATGGATATTGAAAAGATTTCATACACGCCTGAAATGGTCGATGGCTTACGTCAATCAGTTATGATCTACAAAGCCTTGTTAGATCAGGCCAAAGAAGAAACAGATTCAATCGAAGAAGCGTATGAACTTGCTGATCGTGTTTACCAAAATATGCTTCGATCAGCTCAATGATATATTGTCCGTTCCGTGTGTAGTGGACGTTAAACAAAACCCGAGTTGTCTCCCATGACGTTAAATGCGAGTAAAGGAGGTTCTAGAAATGGACGATAACAAGAACACTGAAGTAGAAAAGCAAAATGTTACTGAAACTGAAGAACAACCGAAGAATGATGGTACCGATTCTAAGGAAGAAAAGCAGTTAGACGGTGATAAATTAGTCAAGAAACTTCAGAAACGAATTGGTAAGGAACAAAACGAGAAACACTCTCTTCAAGACCAATTGGATAAGGCTAACGAGAAGATTAAGCAGCTTCAATCAGGTAAATCTATTAAGGACTTATCGGACGAAGACAAGGCAAAGAAGGCTGAAAGCGATAAGGACAAGAAAATTGCCTCACTTGAAGCACAAATCACTCGTCGGGACAACATCAAACAAACCGATGAGGTCTTCAAAGAAGCCGGATTAAACGTTAGTGATGATGTACTTAACATGGTTGTGGTCGATAATGACAAGCAAACATACGCTAACGTTCAAGCGTTAATTAAGTACACTAATCAGATTCAAAGCGGTGTGAAAAGGGAACTTCTCAAAGGTTCTACACCAAAAATCAATGGCAAGCCGTCAATGACCAAGGCTGAAATCACTAAGATTAAAGACCCACTCAAGCGACAAAAAGCCATTGCCGAAAACTTAGACTTATATCAACACTAGGAGGAATTAAAATATGGCAACAGAAAATATTACAACTTCAACCGATTTAATCGCACAATCTATTGACTTTACGGAACAATTTACAGGTTCAATTAGTACTTTACTTCAAGCGTTAAATGTAACTCGGATGCAACCGATGGCGGTTGGTTCACAAATCAAGATTTACAAGTCAGAAGTAACTAAGGCGAATGGCAATGTCGCTGAAGGCGAAGTAATTCCTTTAAGCAAGGTTACTCGAAAGTTAGCTGATACTAAGGAATTGGCTTACAAGAAGTACCGGAAGCAAACTACTGCCGAAGCAATTCAATCAGCTGGTTTTAATGCTGCGGTAAATGATACTGATAGTAAGTTACTTCGTTCTATTCAAGGTGATATTAAGAAGGACTTCTTCGACTTTGTTCAAACTGGTACTACTAAGACTTCAGGTGATACTTTCCAAAAGGCAATCGCTCAAGCGTTAGGTCAATTGGCTATCAAGTGGGAAGACGACGACGTTCAATCAGTTCTTTTTGCTAACTCATTGGATTTCTACACTTACTTAGGTGACTCAAACATCACTACTCAAACTGCCTTTGGTTTGACTTACATTCAAAACTACCTTGGCTTTAACACAATCATCTTAACTGGTGCAGTAAAGCAAGGCACGATTGCCGCTACTGCTAGTCAAAACTTGAACTATGCTTACGCCGCACTAAATGGCAACCTTAACCAAGCCTTCAATCTTACTACTGATGAAACTGGTTTAATCGGTGTTGTTCACAATTCAGTTACTGAAAATGCTTCTTACGAAACTATGGCTTTGACTTCCGGTGTATTATTCCCAGAACGGCTCGATGGCATCGTGGTTGCTACTATTGGAGCTACTCCGTCAAAATAACACCGCCCGACAATAGCGGAGCGGGCGAAACCAATGTAAAGCCAACTTCCGCTAATACGGTGGATGAAATTAAGGCTTACATGGATAAACACGGGATTGCCTACACTTCAACGGATAAGAAGTCAGACTTATTAGCAAAGTTAGGTGATTAGTATGGCTAATGATAAGGAAGTAGTTAGTCTTAGTGATTTAAAGATAATGCTTCAATTAACTACCGACAAGCAAGATTCGTTATTAAATTTGATTATTAAGAACACCGAACAGGCACTAAGTTTCAAGCTAAGTCTTTCTGAGGATGAATCTATTCCAGAAGACTTGGCTTTTATTGCACTTGAGGTTTGTGTTCGGCGGTATAATCGAATTTCTAACGAGGGGATGGCTTCCTATTCACAAGAAGGGCAGTCAATCACCTTTAATTCGTCTGACTTTGACGATTTTATGGATGATATTAATGCTTGGCGAGAACAGAACGGGAAGAATGTTAGATCATTAGGCCATGTTCAGTTCTTCAATCCATACAGAGGTGATAGTCGTGCGTTACAATAGCGTAATTCGCTTTTACTCTGAAGGTAGCAAGAAGTATAACTTCCAAACTTCTAAGTCTGAGGGTTCACCTAAGCTTCTTTTAGAAGTGATGGGTAATGTTACTGATATGGGGATAGACCGCTCTAAAAATTTACTAGATTCAATCTCACAAGGAACTAAAATAGTCCGCCTGGTTGAACCGGTTAATTTTAAGTGGAGCTACTTAACAATTGACGATTCATCGAAGAAGTATCGTTTGAGGACGGCATTAAAGCCGTTAAAGAATTATTCGTTATTGGTAGGTGAGGATGTTGGCTAAGATTGTCAAAATTGAAGGACTAGACGAGTTGCAAGCCGGATTAAAGGGCCGAATGAATCTCTCTCCTGTGATTGACGTGGTTAAAAAACATGGTGCGCAATTATCTAGTCGAACTCAATCTAATATGCAAGCTGCATATACTCACGGGTATTCAACCGGACGAACACGACGTTCAGTTAAACCAATCTTTAGTGATGCTGGCATGACCGTTTCAGTTGGTCCTACCACTGATTACTTCCCGTATCTAGAATATGGGACGCGGTTCATGAACGCAATGCCTACGTTAAAGCCTGCCTTTGATGTGCAATCGCAAATGTTTATCAATGAACTTAAAAGGTTGATGCAATGATGAAATCACCGCAACAAGAATTATATGATTACGTTGGTTATCAATCAGAATTAATGGGATATGACACATATGACCATTTACCAATGGAATCTGAAAATGCTGACTATCCATTTGTGCAAATTGGCGATATTAATATTGTTCCGCTTCCTAATAAATCAGCTATTAGTGCTGAATTAAATTTAACAGTTAATGTTTGGGGCAACCAAGACCAACGATTAGTTATTGATACGATGGCTAATTCGTTGTTAATGGTTGTCTCGAAACGTTTTAAAACTGAGCACTACCGTTTTAGGGGGATGCTTAGCGGGAGCAATGTTCAAATGATGCAAGATACCAGCGTTCCAGATACCGTATTAAATCATGCAATCGTGCAAATGAAATTTAGATTAATCTGAAAGGAAGTTATAGATAATGGCTAGTGATATTCAAGTCCTTCAAGGACTAGATACTGTTGCTTATGTTCGGCTAAAGAAAAATGCCGGTAAAGAACGAGGTCAATTGATTCCATACCAAACTAGTTTGGACTTTGACCCTCAACGTGATACTGATACTACGCAAACTAAGATGGGTGGGGTTCCTACTACTTCTTCATTGGAAACTGACCTTGAAATCGAATTTGTTAATAACATCAGCAAGGTTTCTGATGATTTAATAACTTCACTTTTAAAGAATGAAGATATTGAAGTGTGGATTGTTTACCGCAAGCGTCGTAATGCGCAAGGTCAATACTTTGCTTGGTACATGCAAGGAATTGTTTCTGAAGATGAAAACGAAAACGATCCAGATGATAACTCAACACGTGATGTAACCTTTACTATCAAGGGTGAACCACAACGAGGTTGGTTAACACTACCAGATGAAGCTGAAGAAGAATTAGCATATGTCTTCCAAGGTATCGGTGTTGTTACTGAACAAGACCAAACTGGTCAAGGGACTGCTTATGTAGATGCCGATGCTGGTAAGGGTTCAGCTGATGTGGATGCTGCGGTTAAGAATCAAGAACCATTACATTCTGATTCACCAACAGGGAAACCATCTTCAGCCGCTAGTTCAGCGAGTGACAATAAGTAATTAATAACGGGCAGTGAATAAACTGCCCGCTTTTTTCGTATTGGAGGTAAATAAATATGGAATTAACAATTAATGGTAAGAAAGTTCAATTAAATTTTGGTGTTCGCTTCGTTCGTGAACTGGATAAGGTAGCCGGAATAACAGTTAATGGTCAAAGTTTTGGCTTTGGTTTAACTAAGTCATTACCAGCATTAAAGGCTTATGATCCAGCCGTATTGAGTGATGTTATTTATTCAGCCGCCTACGGTAACAAGCCGCGTCCTTCTC